CATGGCGCGGTGCGCCGGGAGACGGGCGAGCCTCGATCGTGACGCTATCGGCCAGTTCATCGAGGCGGGATTTCTTCGGGGTTGCCATGGGTTCGACCTTTCTCAGGAGTTGGAGACGCGGTTCCATTCGCGCCATTGAGCGACAGCATCCTTGTGGCCATGCCTCGACGGGTCGAGAAGGTCACGGCGGAAATCGGCATCCGGGCCGGACGTGGCGCGGTTGACGGACGTGATGCGCGACATGGCCCGAGCCTTATCGGTGACGAAGCCGTCCGCAGGCTTGCCGCCATTGTCGAGACCAACGGCCTTGTGCTGGGACAGGAAGCCGCCGACCTTCATGAGCATCCGGGTTGCCTTCTCGACGCCGATCGCCTCGGAGATGGCGTCGCGCTCGTCTGGCGAGAGCCCGAGCTGACGCATGGCGAGGTTTCCGCGCGCCACGTTCTCCCCGAACTGCTCGCCCATCTCGACGGTGAGCTTTTCCTTGGTGCGGGACACGTCGGCATTGTAGGCGGTATCGGCTTTCTCTTGTGCCGCCGCCCGCGCTTCCGCCAGCTTCACCATTGCGCCGTTGAATTGCGCGCCGGTCATGCGTGCGCCGTGTGCAATCTGCTGGTAGAGGCTGAGTTCATCCTTGCCGAACGCCTCTTGATGCTCGGCAGGCAACTCGACCTTGTAGCCGTCCGGCTGCTCGGGGCGGCCGAGCTTGGTGAACAGTTCGTCCATGCCCTTTTCGTCGTCGGGCTTGGGCAGGATGACGGCGTTCGCCTTGCCACCCATCACCTTTTCGAGCTCACGGTAGCTCTTGAGCACGGGAGCCGGGACCGCCTGTTCGAGCTTGGTCCACCCCTTGTTCTCCATGTAGACGCGATCTTCGTCAGTGTAGCCTTCGCCTGCATACCACGGCTGGCCAGCACCGTTGGCAGCCGGTTGTGACCCTGGAGCCGAAGCCGGAGCGCCCTGATTTGCGGCAGGAGCCGCCGGAGCGCCGCCGTCCCCGCCATCGAGGATCGCCGCTGTGTCAGTCATTGCCGAAATATCCTTCCTCTGGATCTGGCGTTGCAGTCAGACGGTAGATGTCAGCGTCGGAGATGTTGAGCATCTGCTGGATGTGGCAGAACACGTCCTGCATTCCGACCATGTGCGCCATCGTCAAGGCGTCACTGGAGAACGGGCTCGACCCGTATTTCGTCATCTGGCGCAGGTTCGCCATCACTTCCTTGCCGGCCGGGTGGAACTCCCCACCGTTGCCGTAGAACACGGAGCGGTAGACGCCCCGCAGCCGCTTGAAATGGTCTGCGCTCATGCCGCCCGCCGCTTGATGCTGTCAGTCTGTGCCCGCGTCTGGTCGATGGACGCCATCGCTTCCGCAGCCGGCAGGGTTTGCATCTGCGCCCGCTCCGCCGCCTTGCGCTGGCGCAGTTCTTCGAGCTGGCGGTCGGTGCGGATGAACTTGGACGGGATGCCGCGGCGTTCCGCAGCCTCGCGCGCCATGCCTTCATGGTCCACGACTTCGAGCAGGTCGGGGTTGAGTTCGGCCATCGGCGCCATATCGGAGATCCACCCGCGATAGGCCATCAGTTCCCCGGTTTCGAGCGCCCGCATCATGTCGGACTTGTAGGTTATCGCATACTCGCCTTGAGCCTCCATCAGCTCCGGCGGCATCTCAGGCAGCGCGCCGTAGTCGGCGAGAATGTCCATCTCGCTTTCGATGATGGTGCCCAGGAAATCGGATTGCAGCCGGCCGATGAGCGGCGCCAGCAAGATTGCCTGCTCCTTGGCTCGCTGCAGGGTTTCGGTTGCCGTCTGCTGGGGACGCTCGACGAGGATCTGGAACAGGGTAATCAGGAAGGCGTCATTGATGACGGTCCTGATTCTCTCCATCTCCTTTTCGGTCGGGTTGAAGGTGGCGCCCGACATGAACGGGAGAGCCAACGGCTTGCCATCGGACGACACCATGCCGGCGTTGGGGCGGCCCGGCCGCATGTCGAGATTGGCGCCCATCTCGGAGTGGATGAGAGTCGGCGGGTTCAGGGAGAGGTGCTGTGCGCGCAGGAGCGAGCGCCGCATCTCGTTGATGCTCTTGATTTCCGCCAGCACCATCATGGAGGCCGAGCGCCCGTAGTGCTCGCCGGGAGCCGAGGGACCGCGAGCGATGGCATAGCGCAGCGTCCGGTAGCCACCGCGAGAGATGATTTCCGCCTTGTCGAGCCACACGTAATAGCTGGCGAACGCCATACCGCGCGGGCCGGGAGCGCCTATGATGCGCTCGGGGTTCGGCATGACGGCATGGATGATGGTGAACTCTGTGTCCGGTTCCTTTTCAGCGACGCGGCTGATTTCCTCGGGGCACTCGTCGCCGAAATCCGTGACGCAGTTTCGCGCGGTGTGCCGCCATTCACGATGCACCGTGTCAACCTTGCCGTTCGCGCCCTGGCTGATATAGAGCCCGACCAAGGGGATGCCGGTGTAGCGCGTGCCGGCAGAGAGGCCGCCCGCCTGCCCTTGCTTGATGGCGCCGTCGATGAACAGGCCGGTCGTGCCGAAGGCACCCACGCCCGTCATGCAGCCGTGCATATGCGCGACGAAGCCGGAGTTCGGGTCATAGCGCAGGTTGAACAGGGTGTCGTTCGCCTCGTCGAAGAACACCTTGACCCGCTGCGACTGGTTCAGCGCCTTGTTGTTGGTGGTCAGGATCGACCAGCGTTCCCCGCGCGGTGCCAAGAAGCTCTCGACGGCCGAGGCGTACCGGCTCAGTGCCAGCGGCGCCGTGGACTCCATCAGCTTGAGGGTTCGTTTCTCGCCTTGCGGCTGAGTGAAATTCTGCTGCTGGAACACCGCCAGCATCGGCAGCACGAGTTGCGCAATCTCTTGACAGTGTGTGTCAAGCGTGGTGCGCGCGTTCTTCAGTTGCTGGTGGCGCTTGACCAGGAACTTGCCGTCTACATCGGCCATGACCTAGTGCACCTTTCCCGCTATGACGTACCATCGCCGATACATGCCCCAATCAGGATGCTCGCCATCTTCGAACCACACGTCGGCGACGCACAGACCTTGGCGCTGGCACAGCTTGGCGGCGGCTTGGCGAGCTTCACGCTCGGATTGAGCCGTGATCCATGGCCGGTTGCTCGACCGAGGGAGTGCCAGCGTGAACACGCGCGAGCCCGCCTGCATGGCCGCCGCAGCCCGCGCGCTGTAGTGGGAGAACTCCTGCTCGGCTTCTGCCATCTCAGTAACCCACCAGACTTGGGCGGTAGATGTTGACATCCTCGCCGGTCCCGGTTGCACCCGTGAGCACCGTGTCACGCTGACGCCGCTTGCGTCTGGGATCAGACGAAACAGTCGCCACGCTTCTGCCGGCGCCGCTGCTCGGGACGTTCGCCACGTCGGCACGCTCTTGCGTGGCGGTTCGCTTTCTGCGGCTTGTGAGCAGGTTGCTCATGACATCCCCCGAGCCCGAGGAGCCGCCGGAACTGTCGCCGCCCGTACCACCGCCGGACCCGCCACCGCCTGGGAACGTCGGGATGGTCATTGCAGGCCATCCGCGCCGGTCAGGATTGTGTCACGCCGGCCGCGCCCAACAGTGCGC